CAACGGTACGGATCGCAGCGCGCCCCATCTTCATAGGAATACGCGAAAATGCATCAAGATCATCGTTGATAATGGTTTGGCGCGTGATATTAAACAGCTTGCCATAGGTTGCCAACTGGATGGTTTCTCCACGATCACCAATAGACGCCGTCTTATACTCGGCACCATCGCGCACTTGCGACAATGACGGAAAGGCATTCAGATCGGTGCGGGTTGCCTGCTTAAAATCGGGCAGATTACCCACATTGGTCCACGCCTGAAATGTTTCCTCGGCCTCCTCATAACCTTTTAGCAACGATTTATTGGCCGTGGTTGCTAGCAAATTGGTAAAATCACCATTAGTGTGTGTAAATGCTGCACCCACCAGGCTCATTTTATCCATGCGGTCAGCATTAACACCATTCATCACCAGGCATTTGCGCGCCATCTCAATCAAGCTATAACCGCGCAACTCATTGGCACCATCATCACGCTTGGCTAACCCCGCCCGCACCAGCAACGCGGCTTGCGCACCCTTGGCGAATTTATCATGCTCTGTCTCACCCATCTCAACACGGGCATTCGGCGCTAATGGCTCAGCACCACTACCCAGATGCGCCAACAGCTTAGCCTGTGCTTGTTCAACGGTAATAGCATCATCATCAATACACTGATCAAGAATCACCTGAACACCTTCACGCTGACCGTGAAATTCAAATGCTGAACGGATGCCGGCTTTACGTTTCTGTTCTGCCGCCTTGGCCTTTTTTACGGCATTGGCTGCAATCTCGGCTTCATCTAGGGTCGCCGCGTTATCTTCTTGCATAGGCATAACTGCCTCCTCTTGGTTAATGGCGGCGACCAGGGCCGCCGGTTTTGGTAAATCTTTTAATGACTCAGCCAAATCAGCCAAATCAAACAACTTGCTTTCAATGGTGATTGTTTTTGATTTCTGACAATCACCACCAACCCCACCCTTTACCGCAGCGCGCGGCGCATATGCCGACTTATCGAAACCACTGGCGGCAATCGCCACCTCTTCGACAATCTCATCAACAAAACCGAACTCCTGCGCCTCGGCAGCGGTGTACCAGTGATCCTGACCGTCAGTTAACAAGTCCATAATGTCGCTGTGACCCTGCCCGGTTTTGCGCACATAGCTGCTGGCCATTGCCTCGGCATACTTATCCAGCACATCAGCAAAATCGCGCAGCTCTTTTGAGTTGCCGACCGTGCCGCCCCAGGGCGCATGCACCATAAACAATGCGTTTTCCGACATCCGCACCGTGTCGCCAGCCATCGCAATCAATGAAGCAATCGACACCGCCACACCTTCAACGTGTACCGTCACCTCAGCCGAATGACGGCGCAGAGCATTAAAGATCGCCAAGCCATCGGAAACAGAACCACCATATGAATTAATGCGCACGTTAATGGTTGAAACCTCCAAGCCGCTCAATTCTTCAGCCACGTTTTTAGCCGTGACACTATCGCCCCACCAGCTCTCGCCGATATCGCCATACACCAGCAAGTCGGCCTCATCACCGCCAGCCGCTTTAATCTCATAGGGTTTAGGCATTTTTATTTTCCTCTTCGTCAGAAACTAAAAACCCGGCATCAGCCGGGTTGTTTGTGTCGTTATGCTCATGCGCCGGATCAGACTCAAACACCAGCCCGCGCTGATTTGCCTCCTTGCGCCAACTATCAATTTGATCCATTGTGTCGCGCGGGTTGCCATTCCGTTCGCGTATAATTTGCTGCGCCGATTTGTAACCACTGCGCTCAAGCACTTGGTTTGCCTTGGCTTCTTTTTGTGGATCAATCCACGGCATTGCCGGACCACGAAAATCAGCATCAAAAATAGTCAGCGGATCAATATCACGCGGCAATTTAACCTGCCCGGACGCCACCGCCATCTCGACGAAACGACGCCAGACCGGCCGCGAAAATTGGCCGACAAACATATTCGTCATCGCCTGATAATTGCTATAACCCTCCACCAGCTCTTGTCGCTGCGCTGAATAAGTGCCGTTATAATTGCGGCTGATTGAGCTAGCCCCTGTGCCAGTACCCGCAGCAGTGAAGCGCATCATAGTGTCGTGAAATGGCGTTAGCAGTGCCGACGGCCGATTGCTATCAATCGTGCCAACCTCTTCACCTTCCTGCAGACCATCGAAGATCATTCCAGGCTTCATACTAAAAGCGCGATCAGCCTCACCCGTATCTGGCGCTGTATAACTTTCCGGCAAACCTTTTTTAATATAGCCCGTCATGGCCGCCGCCACGCGGGCGGCTATGCGTTCGCTTTCTTCATAATCTTTAATATCCTCTAAACGACGCAAAACCGATGCGAATACAGACACGCCACGCGCCTGCTTGATGCGCGCCGCGATCTTTGGATGCAACATGCGACCAGCAGAAACCGGCTTGGTCGTCATATCGAACCGATAAACACTATCACCGGGGTGAGATTTATAAACATGATAGGCACGCGGCCGACCCCATGCGTTGCGCTCGACCCCTTGCGTTATCCCTTTGTTTTCGTCGTCATAATCAAACGGCAGCAAATCAGCCTCGATCAACTCAAGCGACAACGGCACGCGAGTACCATGATCAAGCGATGCAATACTCCCCTCAAGAAACTGCGCCAACAGCTCACCATCACGAAACCATGTACGGCACGCCAACCGCTCAACCGCCGCATAATCTTGCTGCCATGTGACTTCTGGCTTCAGGGACCAGTCAGACCATAGATCAAGCAACTGCTTGGCAAAGGCATCGTGTATCTCACCTTTCCGCGTGCGCGGCTGCGGCTCACGATTAATACCACCCGGCCCGACCGTGTTATTCACCAACACATCAAGCACACCCTTGGCGACATCATAATTCTGCTCAAGCTGGCGCGCATAACCGCGCAGAGCGGCACCGGCCGCACCCACCACAGCATCACCACTACTATTATCAGCGCCAGACTTACGCAGCCGCGATGGTTTGGCGGCATCATATGAAGCAAGCGCAGCATTGCGAAACCGCGTGCGACGATAGGCACGTTCAGGCGATAAGGCCAATATTGTTTTTTCCAGCCAATTCATTAGCGAAAATCCGCCACACTATAAAGGCTTGATCCGCCCTGACTGCCTGCGCTTTCGCCGCGCACCTTGGCCTCCCACTCTTTACGGCCAGCACGAATCTCGGGCAGATTGGCACGCGTCAGACTGCGCCCACCAATGGTATAACTTTGACCGCTTAACACCTTCTGCTCAGCGGTAACGTATAGCGCCACCATATCGGTTGCTGCACTCATTTAATCCAATCCTCGCCATCAGTATTAATCCAGCTACCGGACGACCCCACGGTTGCTGCTTGGTTTTGCTGTTTTGGTTTTTCTGCTGCTACGGCGCTAAACATATCTGCTTGCAATAAACGTTGCTCTAATGCTTCCCACTTAGCCTGCGACCACACATGCAACTTAATCGACCGCGCCGCGTGCAAGGCATATACCTCGCAATCTAGCGCCTCGTTGCGCACCCCGGCCTTAACCTGCCACACTAATTTGTTTCTGATGCTGCGATGCGGGGCTTTTACTTCCGACGTAATTTGCGCGTAATAATCTGCGCGCACGTCCTGATACCAATGCATACGACCCGCACCAGCACCAAGCAGGCTAAGACGACCCCGATCACCAACAAGCAAATCTTTTGCCTTATGCGTGCCAACGATATACACCTGCAGGCCAAATTTAGCCGCCTTGGTTTTGGTTTTAAAATCCACCTTGCGCGGCGCGCTGTATATTTCGCGGTCTTGCGTTTGCGTTGACGAACCTTTAATGGCCATCACGCCGCGCTTTTGCCGTGTGCGCACCCAGCCATACACCTGATCAGACGTTTGACCATCCGAGGCATCAATACTGGTCGCTGATACGGTTAGTTGATAACCCTTGGCATGCTTGATCGGTGAAAATAAAAGCTTGTCCAACTCTGCCCACACCGGGTCATTGGTATCGGTGGTGCTGTTTTTGGCGTGTAACTCACCCCAATACACCAGCCAAGACTCTTCACCCACACCCCAGGCGCGAATGATGATTGCCAGGCGGTCATGCTGCACATCGACCCCGGCGGTTAATACCAGACCGCCATCGGGCACCGTTAGCTCGGCATAATCCTCAGCCCGGTCTTGCAATTCATCCAGCGCCGGTGCCGTGCTTTCGTATTCGTAGGGCAGGCCCAGGCATGAATTGATAAACACGATCATTGCCGTGTCATCGCCCTGCTCTAATTTATAGCGGGCCTCAAGATATCGTTCGACCAGACGCGCCAACTGCGAACCAGGGAACGGTGAATATAATTCGTTAATGTAAAACCCGGCCACGCCACGCGACTCAGCCGTGGCCAACCAATGACCTTTGCGCACGTTGCGATTTTTGTGGTGATCGTCCCACAACACGCCGCAATGCGGGCAGGCATAGCCGGCTGTTTCTGGCCTGGCATGGCCGTATATTTCATGACTGCTATCGGGATCATCTGACCAGCTGACATTATCCCAGTGCAACACGTGCGACTCGCCGCACTCATGACAAGGAATAAAAAACTTGCGTTGGTCTGAACCGAGAAACGCATCCTCAATCGTTGACAGACTTTTTACTGACGGCGTGCCACCGAACACCACTTTGCGGCGATGGTATGTTTTTGTCCTTTCCTCCAGCAGCTTGATCGCATCGCCCTGCTTGCCAACATTGTCGGCGGCGTCGTCTGGCTCCTCGACAAACACACGCGGCGCCGGTGTTGATTTGACGTTGCTGATACTGTTTGACCCGGCCAGCTTTAAAAACCCGCCGGGAAACTTTTTAAACAAGGCGCGGTTGCCATCCTTGCGCGACGTGGCCACATCGACCTTGCCGCGCAGCCGTGGCGTGGCCGTGACCATCGGGCCAAACTTTTCCTGCGCGTATTCTTTGGCGGCGTCGGCCTTGGCAAACAGACCGATGACCGGCGACGGATCGATATCAACAATGCGCCCAAGCCAGTTATTGATTACGCCATCGGTCCAGGCAATCTGCGCCGATTTCATGCACACCACTTTGAATATCTCAGGATCATCCAGCGCTTCATGCATGCCGGGTATCCACGGTGTTAGTTTGGTGCTGTATTTACCCGGTAAGGCAGACGACTCAGCCGCCAGATATCTAAACCGGTTCGACCATTCCGTTGTGCTCAGCTTCGGCGGTGGCGCCCACGCTTTCATCACCCGCAACATCATCGCCTGCATCGTCGTCGTGCAGGCTTGTTGCCAGGTGGTTGAGTGACTCATAAATGGATTCTTGTATTAATGCCGCGTCAACATCGACGCCATGCAGGGCTTTGATCTCAGCCACCAACTTGCTCGGCAGCGAAAGTAACTCAGTGCGCGCCGCCGCCACCATCGCAATCAATTGAGGCTCAACATCATCCACCAGCAACAACTCGCCGGCCTTCTCTTTCACTAGCAAGGTTTTCAGGTCATAGTTAGCCATCGTTTCAAGAATACGGGCGCGAGTTAACTCACCCGCCGCATCACCACCCCGCCCCGCTGCCTTTTCGCGTAGGTCGCGGATGTAGGCTATAAGGATTTCATCAAACGAATTAACACGGTGATCGAGATTTAAGGCTTTTAATACATCGCGGAGATTGCGCTCGCTCATGTCTAGGCGGTCGGCAATCTCTTTTTGAGTCTTGATTCCAAACACTAAACCAGACTCACAAACATATTCACGCGACAACAATCACACATTAATATCGACAACAAGCGTTGGCGCCGTGCTTCCGCTTAAAGTTCCCTTAATTAGCGTACCGGGTTTCAATTCGACAATTTTGTCTACCGCAACCAAAAACCCGGCATCTGAAATATCGCGCCAAGTGCCGCCGTCGTCTTTATATTTTAACTGTAACGAACCGCCTCCAAAACCACCGGAAACATGAATATGTGCGACGCCCGCCGTCATAAAAACTTCAGTATCGCCGTCAGCCGTTAATGTTTGCATTGCATGCGTCCTTTTTTTTAGAATCTCTCGGGATGACCTGAAAATCGGTGCGTTTCGTATTCTGTTGTTGGTCTATGAGGATTAATTGGGTTGCCCTGCTCGTCATGGCCATCATTCTCATCAGCCATTAGATTACGATACTTAACGCTCTTTAATGGTATTAATTCAATCCACCCTAGTTGGGGCACCATAATCGGGCTACCTTGTTCATCTACTTGCCCGCTATTTATTTCAACAGTGCCTAGTAACGCTAGATAGATTATCTCAGCCCCTGGCATTAGCTCTAGTATTTCAGTCTCGGTAGCATCCTTAGCTAACAGGATATCAACCAATTTACGCTTAGACCTCTTGCGGCTACCCGGCATAGCGTCAGATGTAAATCTAAGACCCTTAGCACGCCCTTTAGCCCGGGACTGCTCTGGTAGATCCTTAAACTTACCTGCTTCAGCCATTTCTAATATTACAGATATCATAGCGCCACCACTTGAGCATCTGTTAGATTGCCTTGATGTATTTTGATGTTACCTACACCCGCTAGAGTATTTGAAGCGCTATTGCCATCGCTGCCTACCTCAAAATTGGTGGACACTGTAGCGTCTGTAGTAGTGGCGTCGGTAGTGCCTTTAACATTATCCACCCAAACATCTACGCCAGCCGTTGCGCTGAATCGCGCTTTAATTGAGTAAGTTGTCCCCTCTACATAAGCCAGCGCTTTAGTGGCATCATTGTTGACGGTAGCTAATTCTTTCCTAGCAATAATATTAGTCCCATCGTGCAGGATGCCAAGCGTGTTATCCGCTGTATAATTGCCAAACAGCCACACTTCACCCTGGGTATCTGCCAATGGCGTCCAGTCCAACTCAATCACAAAATCGTTAACCAACCCCGTAGGCCAGTCATAGGTTAAATCGGTAGAAGTAGTACTAACGCTAGTGCCCTCTGTGATGACGGGTAAGCCAGCGTAGGCTGACTCTTCTAGCTGATTAAGGATGAAATAAGCCACCCCGCCAGAATTAACCCTAAATGAGAACGTCTGACCTGCATTAGCTGGAGTAAAATTCTCAGACCTATGTAAAGCAATGGCTGTATTAGTTAATGCACCACTCAATGTATTATTAGAGTTTGTCCCAATATAGTATGTACCTGTATCACACCATGCGTAGGCGGATAGGGAATGGGCATTAGTATTACCTGTTGCTCCCGCTACGTTTACCCCACCCCAAGAAACTCCCGATGTGTTATCCACTTTTATAACGTAAGAGGATGAACATAATGCCTGTAGCCCAACAGACGCCAGCTCAGACGCTTCAGTTACTCGGCTGAATGTGCATGCCGCATCTCCCCCAGCGTGCAGGGCTACCGCCGTTAATCCACTATCCGGATTTGCGTTGTAATTGGTGCATTTATTAGTACTACCGGGATCGCCCGTCCAGCCTTTAAGCGTGGTTAGTGCTGCCCCTGTTGCCTCAGTCACTACGCCAGAGCCATCAACAGTATTACCATTTTCGGTTGTGAAGTATTTAACCCCGTCTACATTTGCACCATGCCAAGGGTCTGATAATACGTCTGTGCTTACATATTCACCGGGGTTCTGGTTAGATTGACCAGTTACGTCTTCGACTTGCGCCTTGATAACTTGCACGGTTATCCCAGTATCACCATTATTAAGAACAATGCCTATATCATTCCCAGTTTGATTGTTGACACCAGACGTAATCAACTGCCAACTTTCTGGAATAGTGACTAATGGTCTTGTTACCCCATATTTAAACCGTATTTGCGTCCCAGCCCCGCCAACCTTTCTGATTAACCACTGTTGCCTGATTGGCGTTGCTTGAGCAATTCCAATAGTACTGGCCGTTTGCTGTAGTTGTTCGTCACCTATTCCGGTGAATTCAAACTCATGCGCGTCTTCCCCGTCTGGCCCAACCCCTGATTTTACCCCGTTATCAGTAACGCCCTTGTACCATGCAGCATTACTAAAATCCTCTGAATAATTAAAATGATTTCTAACCCTACGCGCACCCCAGAATCCCGCCTCACCTATTAGCGTTTCACGTTTTACGCCTTCCCAGTCATCTATGATGTAGCTTGTGGAGTGGGTGGATGAGGAGACGGTGCCTATTAATGCGAGTAGTGAGGATTGGAGTTGCGCATAAAACACAGTACTAACCTGACCATCTGTACCAAACACAGAACCAACTGATGACCGAACACAATCATGAACTACACCAAACATCACAGCCCCATTTATTGACATTTATTACCCCAACTCATCAATCACAATGAAAACCAAATAATCACGCGGCTCACCACGCGACGTATGCTCACGATGCTCAACCCATGCACGACCAGGAAATCTTTCAACTATTGCGCTCGCTACATCTGGAATCATTGGCCCCTGTAAAGTTTTGATGCCGTATTTTTTACAACGCTCGATAATTAATTCAGCGCTGGAAAAAAAATATTTACCGAACAGAGAACTAACATGACCGCGAGGCCCGTCAACATTGATAGTCATAAAACAACGTGGAATTAATGGCTCGCCTTTTTTGTGGATAACAAACGAAACCTCTCGCACAACATCAACCAACTCAAACTCATCATTCATAGCTTCACCCTCAATCACCGCCCTGTGATTGTTTTTATAAGGGCAAAAAAAACCAGCACTCAGGCTGGCAATATTTACAACTCAATCCAACGGAACCGGAACCCCCCATGGCCCGCCAAATCTAGAAATAATCCGCGCGTTTAGTTACCCGTATTACTAAAGGTCCAGAGAGGACCCGCTAACTTTTTCAGTACTCGCTTGCGTTCTTACCTTATCCAACTGATAACGCTTATGCTGATACACCCAACTAACCACAAACGTCGCCGCCGCCAATAGCAAACCGCCAACCGCCGCCAGCTCGTTTGTAGTAAAACCACCAACCACTACTACACCACCGCTGGTTGTGTAAGACGTCACTGTTGCAACATGCGCCGCTTTATCCATTCAATTAACCCTTACCCATCATAATCGACTTTTCTTTGCTGCCACGCGAACTACCAAACTCAAACTGAAACGCATCGCCGATCATCTTCAGGATTGCACCGACCGCCATATTGAATATCGCCAACACCTCACCAGGCACCTCAGCCTTCTTGAAA